ATACCCGACAATGATTAAGGAGCAAAAAAATGTCAGAAACGCTGATGACGGAAGCCGACCAAACCAATGAAGGCAGCGAACAACAGCAATCAGTAGATACTGCTACTAGTGAGCAAACTACTGACACACAGCAGCAGGCTGAAAATGTGCAAGATCAACAAGTTTCGGATGAAACCACTGTTGAAAGTGAAACTAGCGAATCAGAAACACCAGAAGGTGCGCCTGATAAATACGAATTCAACGCAAAGGTGGCTGACGCACCAGAAGAACTCGACCCCGAAGTTTTAACTGCTTTCGGTGAAGTCGCTAAAGAACTTAACTTGCCACAAGAAGCTGCACAAAAGGTATTAGACAAGGTTGCGCCTGTCATACAAGCCAAACAAGCTAAAGTTTTAGAAGAAGTAAAAGCTGGTTGGGTAAGTGATTCACAAGCTGATAAAGAATTTGGCGGTGAAAATCTTAATGACAACCTAGAAGTTGCGAAATCTGCTTTAGATGCGTTTGGTAATCAAGCCTTGAAGTCGCTGCTAGTTGAAACAGGCTTTGGAAACCACCCTGAGATAATCAGGTTTATGTACAGAGCAGGTAAGGCAATCAGTGAAGATAGTTATGTAGGTAATTCTGAAGGTGCTAATTATTCTGGAAATAATGGCCCTAAAGATTTTAATGCTATAGCTAATTCACTATATTCTAATCAGCAAAACAAGTAAGGAGTTATTAAATGGCTACTCTCTCAACCTCAAATTTAACACTAGCGGATTGGGCAAAAAGATCTGACCCAGACGGTAGAGTTCCAATCGTTGCAGAACTGTTATCACAGTCCAACGAAATATTAGATGATTGCGTTTTTAAAGAAGGTAATTTACCTACTGGAGAACGTGTAATTATCAGAACAGGTTTACCACAAGTTTATTTTCGTGCATTAAACCAAGGTATTCCATCAAGCAAATCAACTACTGCACAAGTAGATGAAGCTTGCGGAATTCTTGAAGCTCGTTCTGAAGTAGACAAAGATTTAGCAATGTTAAATGGAAACACTGCTCAGTTCCGTTTATCTGAAGATACTGCGTTCTTGGAAGCAATGAACCAGACTCAAGCTGAAACAATGTTCTATGGTAATCCCGGTACAGATCCTAAGAAATTTTTAGGTTTAGCACCTAGATATGGTGATCTTTCCGCAGATAATGCTGTAAACATTCTTGATGCAGGTGGATCAGGCTCTGATAATGCATCTGTATATCTAGTTTGTTGGGGAGATCAGACAGTATATTGCCCATTTCCTAAAGGCTCTAAAGCAGGTCTGACACACGAAGATCTTGGCGAACAAACTGTTTACAATAGTGACGGTACAAGGTTACAAGCTTTTGCTACTCGTTACCAATGGAAAAATGGTTTAGTTGTAAAAGATTGGAGATACGTTGTTCGTATTTGCAACATTGACATTTCTGATTTAGTAGCAGGTACTGGCACACAAGCTGCAAGTGCATCTACTAATTTAATAAAGCTTCTAACTAGAGCGTTATACAGAATACCTAATATGTCTATGGGTAGAGCAGCATTCTATATGAATAGAACTGTTCATTCTGGTATGTCAGTTGCAGCACTTGATAAGTCACAAAATGTTTTGGCAATTCAAGAAGGTTTAACACAGTTTGGGCAAGCATCAAACTACTTATCATTCTTAGGTGTACCTCTAAGAAGAGTTGATGCTTTATTAAACAGTGAAGCTCGTGTAGTTTAATTTTTTATTACTAAAGGAGATTTAAAATGATCACAGATGCACTGCTCAGAGTAAGTGAAGATCAAGCACTTACAACAACTGCTGTATCTACTAACACTGTAGATCTAGGAACTGCTAGAGA